GCCCGGATCTGGAAAGCCTACCGCGAGATCATGGCCGAGAATTTCCCGAATAAGACGGCTTAAATGCAAAAGGCTTATTATATGCGCCTCAACATAGGCGACTTGCATAGCTCGCCCGCATGGCGAATTATGAAGCCAATTCAGCGCGGCGCATATATTGAGCTATTTACCCTTTGCTTTGGTGCGGGCGGGAAGCTGCCCAACGATCCAGAGCAGTTGCGCCTAATGAGCGGCATGACGGTTAAGGAATGGCGTAAGTATGGGGGCCTTGTTTTGGCTCAGTTCGAGCCGCACACCGACGGAGATGGAACGCTGACGCAGTCCCGCGTCGTAAAAGAACTGATTGCCATAGCGGAAAAGGGCGACAAGGCAAGGGCTTCGGCCTCAGCACGTTGGACGCATTCACCGGATGCGAACGCATACCGAACGCAAAGCGAAGGCAATGCTAGACAGAAGACAATAGACAGAAGACAGAAGACAGATAGAATACCCCCTACCCCCAAAGGGGCTTTGGACTACTCCCTACCCTTAGACCTCATGGCAGACCCTAAGCTAGTCGAGGCATGGGGCAGGTGGAACACGCACCTAGCGGAAAAGAAAGTAAGGCGAACGCAGAGCGCAATTAGTGGGCAAATAAACAAATTGAGGCAATTAGGTGCATTAGCAGTATCTACTATTGACAACTCAATAGCTGGTAATTATCAAGGGCTTTGGGAGCCAAAGCAACAATTCGGCGGCAATTCTCAATCTACTCCGCAACAAACTAGCCGTGTACCCCGCCAAGCCCCCCGACTGCAATGACACAGAGAATCCCACCTCAGGCGCTTGAGATTGAGCAGGCCGTACTCGGCGCGGTTATGCTACAGCGGGACGCACTCGTTCGCGTAGCTGACCTGCTGACACCGGAGATGTTCTACTCGCCAAAGCACCGCACGATCTACGGGGCTTGCCTAGAGCTGAGCCAAGAGGGCAGCCCGATAGACATACTCACCGTAACCCAAAAGCTACGCAAGCAGGGGCTCGCCGATGCGTCGGGCGGGGCATTCTACCTCACACAGCTAACGAGCCGAGTGAGCAGCGCGGCTAACATAGAATTTCACGCTCGCTCGCTGGCCGAGAAATGGATACTTAGGGGGCTGATTGAGCTTACCCAAAAGGTAGCAGACAAAGCCTACACGGAAGAAACGGACTGTTTTGACCTACTCACCGAGGTAGATAGCGAGCTAGTGCGGCTGGGCCGCGTATCCGATTCGGGCAAGGCTGTTAAGCATAGGGACGCGCTACGGTTAATGCTCAAGAATCTGGAGGATGTAGCGGCGGGCCGAGCTGCGCCCGCCATATCCTTTGGCTTCAAAGAGATAGACTACCTGATGAACGGCGGCGGTCGGGCAGGTGATCTAATCATAATCGGGGCGCGGCCAGGTATGGGCAAGTCGAACCTAGCCGTGAACATCTCAATGAACGTAGCTCGGCAAGGGCACCCCGTGTACTTCGTATCGCTTGAAATGAGCACACAGCAGCAGGTTGAGCGAACGGCGGCGCTGACTAGCACCACGAGCATGGGCCGCATTAAGGCACCTAAGCGGCTACAGTCAAGCGACTGGGCACGGCTTTCAATGGCCGCTAACGACACGCAAGGCTTTAACATCACTTGGGATTCACCTGGGATACTGACCGCCGTACAGCTACGCGCAAAGGCTATGAGGTGGGCACGTGCCGAGAAGGTGCAAGAGGGCAAGGGGCTACTGGTGCTAGACTATCTACAGCTCGTTCAACCGGAGGGGCGGGGCGGCGGCAACCGTGAGCAGGACGTGAGCCACGTAAGCCGAACGCTAAAGCAGCTCGGCATGGAAATCGGCATTCCGGTTATCGCCTTGTCTCAGCTCAGCCGAGACGTAGAAAAGCGAACGAATGACAAACGGCCCGTGCTATCGGACTTGCGGGAATCGGGCGCTATAGAGCAGGACGCAGACTACGTGGGATTCATTTACCGCGACGGGTACTACAACCCGAAAACTGACCAAGATGTCTACGACCCGAAGGCCGAGTACATCCAGGCAAAGGGACGCGGGGCTGATATTGGTACGGGGTACCTACACTTTCACGGCGAGTTCTCCCGCTTTATAGACGATCCCCAAAGCCCGAACAAAGAGCTGATACGGTCAGCCCAGCAGGCTGAGCACCTGATTGAGTTGCCGCCCGCCCCCAAGCCTTCACCCTTTTAACCCCCACCCCCTATGAAACTAGTCCCAGTAACACCGAAGACGCTGAGCACTCAGCAGATGGTGCCTATTCGCCACATAGCGCGTTACGCACATAACAATCAGTGGCATGAGGCGCAAGAAGTTCAAGCCGCCCTAATCAACGCCGAGCGCGAGGTAGGGGTGAGGGCCGTAGTGGAGGTGCTGAGGCGGCTTTGGAATTTGACGAACGAGGGCACGTCCGAAGCTGAGCTGCTTGAGGCCACGCGAGACGCCGACGAATTGTTAACCCTTTACCAAGAATGCGGCGCCGACCTCATAGAGGTACCCGAATCAGTAGTCCACCCTATCGGCCCTGAGCACAAGTTGAAAGTAGGGGATAAGGTACAATCTTGCAAAGGTGGTGATATAGGCGTAGTCTATGAGCCTGGATCAGCGACCAAGAAAGAATACCCCTATTCCGTTGCCGTAAAATGGCAAAGTGGCTATCAAGGCCATTCGACATATCATGCTAGTTTTGGGCAGTCGGTCTTTTACCCTGGCGATGTGTATTACGGCTCTGTGACCCGCATCTCCCACGCCCCTACGCCTGAGCCCGCGAATCAGACAACAGGCGAGTGGGTGCGCGTTCATGAGGCCCCTACGTCGGAGCCTGATTTAGCTGACCTACCCCACGGCTGCGTGTACACTGAAGCAATGGACGATTACCTAAAGGAGCACAAAGCCAAGCTAGCCGCCCAGAAAGCCGACCTATTAGAAGAGGCCGATAGGGTGAACCCGCGCTTGATGCAGGCTACGGATGAGCAGATCGAGGCTGAGCGCGAACGCAGGCGAGTGCAAGCGCTGCCGCAGAAATTGCTTGATGAGGCAATAGATAGTCTTGCGAGTGAAGGAATTGGGTTTACTCGCGCCGAAAGGCGGGTAGACCTTGAAAATCTTTGCAAACTAGCCCGTGCCGCCGAGCGCGAGCTAATCAAGCAGGAAGGAGGTAGCCATGAGTAGCGCACCACAGGGGCCGTATCGGGCCGTACTCAAAGACGACTATAGCGGCACGGTATTCTTTGGTGAGAAAAGAGTGTTTTGGTTTCAAGACGGGCTAGATGCCGAGCTAGAAGCAGAACGCCTGAACGCCGCCTACTACGCAGGGCGCGAGAGCGTGATGGCGGTGCTGAGGGAGCTTGAGGCCGCTGCCGACCAATACAGATATTCAGTGGAGGCGCATTTTCCCCAGAACTCCAAAGCGGATACCGCCCGACTGATTACCGCGCAACTTGCCGCCGACGAACTCCTTAACCCTAAGCCCCCTACCCAATGAATGCCCTAGTAAAGCCTGAGCCCGCCGTATCCCCAGCGCCCAAGATAGGCGACGTGTACTGGCTGTGGGGCGACACAATCTTTGCCATTGCCGCTATTGAGACTGTTGGGCAAACGTTTCTATACTCAGACCACACAGACCAAGATCGGGCGCGGCGGGCTACAGATACAGATTTCTGGGGCGCACGCTACCTTGGCACCCTAGACGAGCTACGGGCTCGCGCTACGGCTGAATGGGAGCCAGGCTATACCTACGTGAAGGGGCCTTTTGACCAAGGGCCTTTTTGGGTAGACGAAGACGATCCAAGTTGGGTGGATGGGCCGGAAGGATACGACTGGAAGTTTGAGTCAGCCGAAAAGGCAAAGGCTCACGTGTCTGACCTCAACTTTGCCTATGCAGTCGGGCTTTCCCATGCGGGCAATCGGGGCGATCTGCTCTACACCGACAACAGCGCAGTAGTGGCTAAGCTGAGTGCAGAGAACGAGCGGCTAAGGGCGGCGGCAAAAGCCCTGCTACATAACGGCGGCACAGGGCCGTATGGTTGTTTCTCGCCGCCTGAGTTTTATCAGGGCTTGCAAGACGCGCTCGCCGCCGTGGAAGGAGATGCAGCATGAGCCTACCCCTATCTCTCGATGACCTGAAGGATCCGTCCCTTACTCACTCGTTCTCATGTGAGGCAGCTAATCTCGCATGGGGCCGTGCCGAGTTGCTATATTCACGGTATCGCCCAGAAGCCAAGAAACACGCAAAACTAGCCGAGTGGGCTCACCTACTGGCAGTAGAGGCGCTGCACTTGGTTAATACTGTTGAGTACAGAGACAGGCACTGTCAATTCGAGCAATCCGTCCGCGCCTACAACGCCGAGTTCAACCCTAAAGCCGAATGACAGCCTACAAACACCCAAATGGTAAGTACGTTCGCTATTTGCTCGAAGACCCCAATTTAGAGTGGCCTACAGAAAAAGACGCCCGCACGGCCTATGATTTCATGTATCAATTTGACCCCAAGAGTGGCCACATGGAAACAGACCTAGCGCTCAAACGAGTAATGGAACACTATTGGAGCGGCGAGCCCTGCGCCAAAGCCGACCTTGCCGCCGTCCGAACTTACTATCTACCCAAAGCCGAATGACCCTCCCGACCTCCCCCTCTGAGTGCCACGCGCCGTTTACGTGTGCGGCGGCAAAAAGACTGTGGCCATTTACTGAAACAATAAATGAAATTGCATTCTTGTTTCAAGACTACGCCGCATCGGAGTATATTGAAAAAGAGGGGCCAACCTACGCCGCCGCCCAAGAGGCCGAGTACACCCACCTGCTGCTTATGGCGGTAGGGGAGCTACGCGAATGCCAAGACCTAGCCCTCACATGGCGGCAAGAGGCTGACGAAGACGCTATCCCGCTTGCGGTTGCCCTAAACGACTATTACCTAGCCCACAAATGAAAGCAGAAGGCATAACAGACAGGGTTCGGCTCCAGGTTGACGAGGCCCTTAGCAGACGCAATCTAGGCCAACGAGCGGCCGCGTCAGACTTCATCGGCGGGGCCCAGCGCTTGCGCAACCGTGAGCGCCAGCGCAGGCTAGCCGAGCGGGCGAAGCTACAGGCCGAGATAGAGCGGCTGCGGGCAAAGGCCAAGATGGCGTTGCGAGTATCGCCGTCAATCAACATCTTCCCTACCGCAGAATGAACCGCCGCACCCCCAAGCGAGCCCGCCAAGAGCGTGAGTACGCGAAGCTGAGGGTAGGGTATCTACAGGCCCACCCTATGTGTGAGGCGGGCCTAGCGGTATGCACAGGACAGGCCACGGAAATACACCACAAGGCAGGGCGCATAGGCGAGCTGCTAACCAACACCGAGCACTTCTGCCCTATATGTCGTAACTGCCACGACTACGTGACGAACAGAATGAGCGCGTCTGAGGCTAGGGAGAGGGGGCTAAAGGTGTGACCGAGCAAACCACCTCACTCGGCGTATTCGACCTAGACAGCGAGGCCGAGACTGCCAGCCTGATTAACAAGCTCAAGCGGCGGTCGGGTAGGCTAGAGGTGGTGCTGAGGCCGTGGCGGGCGCGGCGGTCGAACGCTCAGAATCGGTACTACTGGGGGGTGGTTATGGTCTACTGCGCCTTCGCGTGGAAGTGTACCGCCGAGGAAGCCCACGAGCGGGTGAAGCTGAAGTTCTGCGGGGTTCCCAAGTTTATCGCAGGTGCCTACGAAATACATCCAGGCTCTACCGCTGACCTAGACACCGCCCAATTCAAACAGCTACTCGAAGCAATACAGAAAGACGTAGCCGCCGAGTATAACGTGTACATACCTGACCCTAACGAGCCAATCTTTGACGATGAATAGCATAGAGCCCTACTGGAAAGAACACGAGCACGAGGCCGTAGAGTATTACCTGCGCTGGGCGAAGTGCTGGCAGATGGTTAAGGGGTGGCGAATGCTCCAAGTCGGGTACTGCGTGGCGATTGAGAACGGGCTAAAGTTCCCGAAAGAGATCGACAATATGTGGCGGCTGGACGGATGGGGCGAACGCTGGAAAGTCCGCATGGTAGCCCGCCCCCGCGAATGGAAACAGGTTTACTACTTCAAAAATGAAATACCTACAGTTCACCAGTGAGGGCAGCCCCGCACTACTGGCCTTGCCAGCCGAAAGCATAGTGAGGGCAAAGGAGATTCTCGCCACCGCTGAGGCCGAGATTAACAAGCTTATGCCAAAGCAGAAGCAGAAGGCCCTTACCCCGAAAGACCACCTGAGCACGATACAAGCCTGCATCTGCGACCACTACGTTATCGGGTTAGAGTTCATGTCGGGCAACCAGCCGCATAGGGTAGAAGGCCGCACCATTTTGGTAGGGATTATGAAACATCTAGGGTACACCCATAAGAGGATAGGGGAGATGATCGGCTTTGCGATGCAGAGCGTTACCAGCTTGAGTGTCAGACACGCGAACGAAGAACGGGGCAACGCGGCCTATCGGGCAGCTTATGAGGCCGTGCTAGAACAGGTAAAAAAGAAAATGGCTATATAGTAAATCAAAAGACTTACTATCTTTGGGCGTGCTATCGGAGTCACAGAAGGTCGCCCGCATTGTGGCTATCTGCCTAGACGGGTCTAAGCCCCCGTACACCCGTGAGGTAAAGGGCTACCACAACCGTCTGGCCTGCGCCATTATACTGACTGAAATGTTAGGCTTGTGTGGGTCTGAGGCAGCAAAGGCTATTGGGGTGAACGTGCCGACCATATCCTACATGAGGCGCAACCATCAAGACTTCCAGGTACTCAGAGACCCCAAGAGCCGAAGGTACGTTAGGAGACTAGCCGAACTCAAAGAACAATGTGCCCAGTACCTATAAATGAAATCGTGCTGGCCGTGGCTATTGGCTGGCTGGGCCTTTGGCTAGCGCGTGAGCTAGGCTACCTAGTCCCGTGGACGTTTTGCTCGCGGTGTATAGCCTTTTGGTCGGGTCTTGCGGTATTCCTATTTTTGGATGAGCTGCCACCATTACAGGCGATTGGGTGGGCAGCGGTAGCAAGTATAGTCGCCTACTACTTTGACCGGAACATACCATGACTTGGGACGAGATAGCCAAAGAGATAGTGCGGCTTCGTGAGCGCGTAGCCCTATTGGAGGCAAAGGTAGAAGCTCTAGAGCGGTTGCCCCGCCCCGCCGTTACCGTATTCCGTGACCCGCGAACGAATGACTAAGGAGCGAGCCCGTGAGATCGTGGACGCATGGGGCACCCCGCATGGGACGTTCCAGAACCCTCGTTTCAAGCGGAACGGGGCTGAGCGGGCGTACTCGGACGAATGGATAGCCCAAAGCCGAGTAGAGCTGGCCGAACTCTACCAGGAACGGAAACACCAGCCTATGGGCACGTGCCCTAGCTGTTTAGAGCGAGCACTTAAACTAGCACGAGCTACGGCGTATGGGTAGGCCAAAGATTAGTATAGAATACCGCAAGACGGACGAGCTAAAGGCTTACGGGCGGAACGCCAGAAAGCACCCAGGCCAGCAGATAGACGCGCTAGCTAAGGCTATCCGTAGGTTTGGCTTTTTAGTGCCGGTGATCGTGGAGGCAGACGGAACACTGATAACGGGGCACGGCCGGGTTGAGGCAGCCCGCAAGATAGGGCTGGAGGAGGTGCCAACGGTTTCGGCAGAGGGGCTAAGCGCAGCGGAGATACGCGCACTAAGGCTGGCAGATAACAAGCTGGGGGACAAAAGCGACTGGAACAAGTCGGCGTTAGCGGCCGAGCTATCGTGGATTATGGATAACGTCGGGGATGTTGAGGTAACCGGCTTTGATTCAATAGAACTTACAAAGTTATTAGGGACGGAGCAGGGCCACGCGCAAGAGTTGCCGCCTGCGTCTATTCAGCTAAAGCCCGCGCAGGAGTACTTGGTGGTGGTTTGTGAAGACCAAGAGCAATGGGACAAACTAAGGCAAGCGCTGAATCTTGGACTTGTAAGCAAACGAGGGTATAAGCAAGGCTCGGACTTTGTAACAGTAGGACAGGAGCGCGTAATAAAGGCAGAAAGAATCTTAGAGCTATGCTGATTGCGGTGCCAAGTAAAGGGCGGGCGGGCCGGACTACGACTCAGCGGCTTGTAGACGGGGCAATGTTTTTTGTGCCAGCGGGCGAAGTGCGGGAGTATCTCAGCGCGGGGATAGAATGCGTAGGGGTGCCTAATGACGTGAGGGGGATAACGGCGACAAGGAACTGGATACTAAAGAACACGGAGGAGCGGCACGTAGTTATGCTAGATGATGACATGAAATTTATTAGCTGGATGAAAATGCACGAGAACAATTTTGAGCAAATAAAAATGAGCGCAAAGGAATTTGCCAAGGAATGCCAAACAATGTTTGAGCTAACGGAAGGGATGAGCTACAGGATATGGGGGCCAGCTACGCAAAGCGCAATTAGGGCAGTGTACCCGTACAAGCCTATACTGTTTCGATCGTATGTGCTAGGGACTTGCATAGGCATCGTAAACGACGGCATAACGTTTGACGAGAGCTTTAAAGTCAAGGAGGACTACGAGCTTTGCTTGCGGTGCGTGAAAGAGGACGGGGGTGTAGTGGCGGCAAGGTATTGGATCGCCGAGGCTTCGCACTGGAAGGACGAAGGGGGGTGCCGAGACTATAGAACGGTTACTATGGAAGAGGATGCCGTAAGCAAGCTAATGGCGATGTACCCTGGGATGGTAAGAACAGCTCGCAGGAAATCGGGCATAAACATAGAGATACTGTAATGCCACGGAAACCAAAGCAGATACCGGAAACGGTACAAACAGAAGAGCAGGCAAGAGCGCTGGCTGCGGTAGGGCTTACGATAGCCGAGATAGCTGATGTGCTAAAGGTGAGCGAGTATGACGTAAACAGGGGGGCGTTATCGCAAGCCTATAAAGAGGGACGCGCTAATGGCAAGAAAAGCATATTAGCGGCACAGTACCGGCGGGCTCTTAACGACTCGCACCCTGGCTGCGTTTACGCGGCGGACAAGATGCTCAAGATGGTACACGGCCTACACGAAACTCAGGGCATCGCGGTCGGGGATTCGAACATAACCCTGCTGCTCACCCCTGAGCCGCCTAGCAATGGAACTACAGCCTAACACCTACTATTGGACTAGGGACAAGCGCATAGCCTATGTGCTTGGGCGGCTGCCACTTACCGGAGAGCGAGAGCACGGGTGGGTAGTAGCTTACTACAAGCTAGGGGAGTACACGCTTTTTGGGTGGGCTTATCGGGTTAACGGCTACTGCACCTTAGACCAGTCAGAACAGTCCGACGACCTAGTAGCCCCCGTTTCGGCTGAAGAGCTTGAGGCTTTCTACAAGTCCGAAGAAGATTAACCAACCACCCTTATGAAAACCACCCTTTTGTTTCTGCTCTGTGCTATGCACCTGAGCCTATCAGCCCAGCTACGCACCCGCGTAGCCCTCACGGCCCCCAATGCCGTAGAGCTAGGGCTAGAGTACATTCAGCGTTCGGACGCGCTACACCTCAGCTACGGGGCTTCTGTGTTGAACGGCCAGCGGGACTGGGCTGCCACGGGATACGTGAACGTAGGCTACGGCGGCACCAAAGCGGACGGCTGGGGCACCACCCCGCTGATCGGCACGCGACTAGGGTATCAGGTACACCCGACGCGCGACCTACCGGATGCGTTTGTACTCGCGCCCTATGTGGCAGTACGGGGCCGCAAGCGCACGTATGAGCTATTCTTTAGAGTGGCGTGGCACAATGGGTTCACGCACCTGTTAGCGCAGAACGCGGCACAGTTCGGGGGCGGGGTAGCTGTAGTGTTTTGACCCCAGTAGCCTACCCTCAAGCCTTTCACCCTATCTGGACAACGGATAGGCGGTACGTCGTGCTTTGGGGCGGGGGCGGTTCGGGCAAGTCCAATTTCATCTCTCGGCACTTAGTCGTTAGGGCTGCCACCGAAAAGGATAACCGCTACATCGTATTCCGCAAGCACTACCGCCAGCTAAGGGAATCGGTCTTCGCCGAGTGCTGCCGTCGGGTGAACGAGTTGGGGCTAGGTAACCACTTCGTGTTTATGCTCAGCCCGATGCAGATAGTCTGCAAGACCACGGGCTCGGTTATCCTATTCATGGGACTGGACAACCAAGAAAAGGTGAAGTCCACGGCAAGGGTATCTACCGTCTGGTTTGAAGAGGCCACGGAGTTTTCTGAGGATGATTTTTGGCAGATAGACAAGGAACTGAGCAAGGCCGAGACTAAGTACCCCAAGCGGTACTTCCTGAGCTTTAACCCAATTAGCCAGCAGAATTGGGTGTACGGGGCATTCTTTGCAGAGACGGCGGAACGGGCCGAGTTCCACGCCAACGCCCTGAGAATAAAGACTACCTACCGAGATAACCCATATCTGTCAGCGGATGCAGCGGAGTTCTTTGAGCGGGCTAAGACCCTGCGGCCCAGGTTCTACGCGGTGTACGGGAATGGGGAATGGGGTACACCCGAAGACTTAGTAGTCGGGCCGCTACCGGAGGTAGACCGGATACCCGACGCGGCAAAGCTAGTCTGTTACGGGCTGGACTTCGGCTTTAACGACCCGTGCGCCCTAGTGGCGATCTACCGCGATGATGGTGTT